ACAAGTGATAACCTTGTTCCAAATTCGCGGCGGGTCATCGCCGGAACGGGGCTCACTGGTGGCGGCCCGCTGTCCCGTGACGTTACACTCTCCGCGAAGCTCGACGGGAAGACCACGCGGGCCGACGCGGGCGGCGCGATCACCGTGAAGGACGTGGCGATTGGGGGGAACCTTGAGGATCTGGCGAGTGCGCGGGGACAGATCGGGGCAGCACGAGAACTTGGGGATAATGTAGACTACAATACAGTTACCGAAGCAGGATTTTACTTAATAAACGCAACAGGCGGCGTGAATGGCCCAATCGCTGGAAGTGCTGCCTTCCTGCAAGTTTTTTACAGTAAAAAAGACGCATTCACAAAGAATTTGTATCAGATAGCATATGCCTATTCACCCGTAAAAGAACGTATGTTCCTCAGGCAGTATCGCTTAGCGAGTAATGATTGGTCTTCTTGGTCAGAAATTGTGTCGTCTTCACACATCGGCGACGGCATCACCGTCAACAACGGCATCATCTCCGTGCCCGAGTACGACGGCGCGACGGCATCGACAGCCGGAACCAGCGGCCTTGTTCCGCCCGCAGCCGCCGGGCAACAGGAAAGCTTCCTGACCGGAGGCGGGGAATACAAGCCTGCTGTGCAGCAAGGGGGCGGTAAAGGGCAAGGAAACAACAAGATCTACATAGGGTACAGTAAGAGTGGACTGAAGGCGCAGTCGGATACTCTCGATCTTGGGAATGTCGTCACGACATCCGCCGGATGTACAAAAGCCCCAAGTGCGGCTCTTGCTGACAATGCGACAAACGCGCGAAACTTAGTCGTAACAGCTGACGGTAAAGCCGCGACATTCAACTGGACTGGACGAGATACAGGACAACCGGATTGGGTTTGGGGTGGAAACGCGGCAGAATTTGGAAATATGTATACATGGAATCCAGCTAATTTTAGCGTGAAATTTGCCAATAGCGCAGACACAGCAAATAAGGTGACAGGCCTCGCTTATGCCTTTACATTCGATAGCTACATTTTACTGCCGCCAGGAGGAACGTGGTTTGTTCTGATCTGGTGGGATGGCACTAGTGGCACCGCGATGGGTAACTGGTCAGGCGGTCAAGTATTCGCCGGAGGAACTAATGTAGGCGCAAGCAATGGGGCGTTTGCCCTGAGGGTTTCATGATCGAAAAAACATACGGACAAATTATCCACCGGGTATCTGATGATTCCTATGTCATCACGAAGAACGGTATGCCCTACCACGTCTATCCCTATGCCGCCGAATTCGCGGAGGAATGGGACGCCGTGTTCGCCTACGCCGAAGCACACCCCGAATGCGTGACAGAAGAGCAACCTTACGTTGCGTCCACGCCGACACAGGAAGAACTCGCGGCGAGCATACGTGCCAAGCGTAATAGACGTATTGCTGAGACTGATTACCTTGTCCTGTCTGATTATCCGATCTCACAAGAAAAGCTTGAAGAGATCAAGGTGTACCGCCAAGCGTTGCGTGATCTGCCCGAACAACTGGGCTTTCCGTGGAATGGGCCGGATGATCCGGCGTGTCCGTGGCCTTCCCTGAAGAACTAGCAGCCACCTAGTTGTAAAACAAAAGCCTCCGCCAAGATACAATTGGCGGAGGCTTTTGTTTTGTAAGCTACGCTTGATGCGTATCAACCTCCAATTACGATACCAGTTACATAGCCAAACAACCAAATTACCACAGCCACACTTATCACTGTTTGCTCACTGACGCCATTGCCTCGCTTGTCAGCGAAGAACAGCGTTACAAGTCCAATTAGGACAACCAGAATAGGAAGCGCGTGTTTCATTACTTCCACAACAGTCCTGTTATTGTTCCAATAATGTATACCAACGTTCAGAGAAGAATTAACGCCAAGAGAAGAATTGATCTCTTTGTTTGGGAAAGTTAAAGGTTAACCCAATGAACAGTGCTAACTGCAAAATCCCGACAATCACAAACATACGCCTATCCCTATTCCTATCAAGAGACCAACTCCAAAAAACAGAGCGGCAAAGGCCGCAAGTGCGATCTTTACAGAGTGGATGTCTCTATTCGTAATCTGCTCTTCCATTAGTCTGCCTCCGCCCAGTTTTTCGCCTCATGGCAATCTACAATCAACGGAACCCTCAACGTAACGCATTCTTCAAGCACCCGCTTGAGTTCCTTGAGGGCTTCTTTGCCCATTTTCGTTGGAGGTACGGACACGTCAATTTCGTCGTGTACGGTAATGTGAGGGGGAAGCACTTCAAATAGCCCTGCCTCGTACGCATCCACCATACCTTTCTTCATGATATCCGCCGCCGTCCCCTGAATCAACCTGTTATACAACGAGTGCAATTTGCGGGAGGGATGCACTCTTGCCCTCCTGCCAAGCAACGTGAATATGTACCCTGCTTGGGTAGCCTTTTCCACAACGCGCTTGCGTGTCTGCTTCAGGAAGGGAACCTCCTTGTGGTACGCCTCCATGAACATGACCGCCTCTTCCTTTGACCAATAGAACTTGCGGGAGGCCGCTTCCGCGCCCATGCCGTATGACGCGCCGAAATTGAGTCGCTTGGCTGTACGCCTGTCGAACCCAGTGAGATCCTGAATGTGCTGATGGTAGTCCGTCTTCGGGTTGTCCCTGTACGTCTGCCTCAGCTCTTCGCTTCCAGGTCCAATCGCGTAATGCGCGCCTATTCGGTACTCAACCTGACTTTGGTCGAGTTTAGCCCACGTGTACCCTTCCTCCGGAATGAACAGCTTGCGCAGGATTTGCCCTTCCAACAGTTCGTCCCCGCCTGAAAACAAGTCGTCTTCCTGTGCTGAAACTTGTTGCAGGTTGGGTTTCGCGCTTGAAAAGCGCCCCGACACAGCTCCGTATCCGTCGCTCTTGAGCGGATGGAACTGGCAATGCAGTCTGTCCCCTACGACGAAATCGTAGTACGGAATGAGGAACATGTTGGTGAGCGTGTTGTAATGCCGCCATAGCAAGATGGTCTTCAGCTTAGGATCAATCCCGGCCATGACCATACGCGTGATGGCATCCTTGTCCAGATTAGGATTGCCCTCCTTGCCTTTCATCTTCATGAATTCAGTTGGAGGATTGCGTGGGTACTCAATGCCCTTTCTGTCCAGCACCTTAGCAAGCTGAGTTGACGATCCAATATCGAACTCCCCGCCAGCCCATTCATAAAGGTCTGTTTGAAGTTCGTACATTTTGTCCACCACAGCCAAGGAGGTCTTCTTGAGCCGAGGCATGTCCAGCCTGACCCCTTGCTTGCGCATTTGAATCAGCAACGGTATGAGGCGGCACTCTATGCTATACACCTCATCAAGACCCTGCCTAGAGATGACCTCCCGTTGCTTCTCGATGATTCGCATGGGCAACATGCCGTCCAGCTCGGCATACCGGGCTACAGCTTGCGCTGGCATCCTCCAAATGTGTTCACGAGCGTCCTTGAACTTCCAGCCTTGTTTGGCGCAATACATATCCAACAGGTCTGAAGCCTTCTCCTCGCACCCATAGATCTTAGCCAAGGCGGACAAGCTGTAGGACTGACGGTATTCGTCAATCAACGGCTCAGCGTATTGGATATCTTCAAACGGACCTTTGACTTCAATGCCCATGTTGTTAACGAGCCAGTCAAGATCGTATACAATGTTGGCTCCCACCTTGCGCGTGGGTTTGGCAAGAATGTCCTTGATTATGCGCAGGTTGCGCTCCTTGCGTTCAGGAGTGGTATCAGGATGCGCAATGTCCAAATAGACTGCCTTTTCCTTTGTCGCCAGCGAAACGCCAACAACGTACCCGTCCTTACGAAAGACTCCCGGACCTTTTGATCTAAGGTGAGGGTCTTTCGTTTCAGTGTCTACGCCTATTTCAGTGGCTGAACTAAGCCAATCAAAACTCATTATTCCGCTCCTTTGCCCTTTTAGTTCTTTCCCTTTTTGAGGCCTCATGTGCTAGTGCCTTGCACTCGTCAGAGCAATACTTGAACCTTGCGTCGCCCTTAAAAGGCTGTCCGCACTGCTTGCAATAGATCACGCGAGGCTCAGACCGTTGCGCCGCTATCTTGCACGCACGGCAGCAGTAGCGTTGCCAAGGTACAGCGGGAACGAACGTGTTGTAGCAGTCGGGGTTGGCGCACGACCTGCGCTCCTGTTCCCTTTCCTTTTGCTCCTTTTTGATCTTAGCGGCAAGGCTGGAATTGCATATGGCACATACAACGGTCTTCGTAGCGTTACCCACAAGCACATTGCGCCCGCAGATCGTACATGCAAGAACCTTCATAGCGTCTCCTGGATTTTTACCATGCGCAGGAACGTCGCTTTGGGAGGCGAAAATTCCTTTCGTGGCCTTTGCCCTATGCCGAAAGTGCGTCCTGCAAAACGGCATTCCTGCGCATTTTAAGAGTTTGTCTGTTATTTCAGTAGGTTACTTAGAGCACGCTTCGGTCAGACTCAGGACTTCGATGAGAGGCCAATGGCCCTTGTAGTCCGTCTTATAGGGCTTGTCGTAGATGACCTTGCGCACCCCAAGGTGGTTGAGAAGCTTCAGGCACGCATCGCATGGCCCATGCGTCACGTACACTACAGCGTTGCTCCAGTCTGAGAATCCGTTCTGGAGAGCCTTTATGCAAGCCCTCATTTCAGCGTGAACGGAGTAGCAACCGTCGCTGTAGAACACTTCCTTCTTGTCCCTTGCGCATTCAGTGCAAGCCTCCCCGTCCCGGTCTCCGTACCCCGTTGCGATGACTTCTCCACGTGAGATAATCACAGCCCCACACTTCTTTTTTAAGCAACGGGACTCTTTAGAGGCCGTCCACGCCACGTTCATATTCATCGTATGATTGCGCCAATCGAATAGCCCGATAAAACGTTGCACAAAAGCTTCAATTGTCAAACGCTGAATAGCGGCTTGGGGGCACGACACCAACGGCTGTGCAACATTAAGTCTCTCGTTGTCGTACCTCTTTTCGCAATCCCTGAACTTGTCAAACGCCCATTCATAGAAGTGCAAGTTGAGGGCTTGATGGATGTGATAACCTAATTCAAGGTTAGGATACGTTCTTTTAAGCATTGCGAGCGCAGTGTAATGCACGACCCTGAAGAAAGGCAAGTCATACGGCAGACCGTACCAAAGGTCATTGGATCGCATGATGACTTGCATGTTGAGCGCATCACCTTGAATGTACAGGTTGATGATCAATGTGCAAGGATTATCGTTGCTGATGTAGGCATGTTCCTTGGAGTACAGCGTCATCACAGCCTTTTTGGAATCAGGGTTGTTACGCAAGCAATTGATTGCGTGCTCGAACTGAGTAAAACCATGCTTATTCTCGTCATGGAACAGAAGGAACCCATAGTTGCTGTTGATGGTTTTTCCGTCGTCGGAGCACTTGCTCCAGAACTTGCTCATCTTTACAGCGTCTTCCAATTGACGAGATCCGCTCGCGTAAAAGTCCAGTTCCTTCTCAAGGTACTCCTGAGAGGGATACCGTCCAAGGCAATACGTAGAAGCCTCCGGGTCGAGCACCAACGTTACGTTGCGCATTTCGTAGAGCCCTTGACCCTTGCGGTTAACAGTGCGCCGACCGTTCTTATGGATGTAATAGAAGATATCCAAGAAAGGCACGCACTGTCCTTTCTTTACGTTAAAGGTAGTGAACACAGGGTATTCGTTAGTTCCAAGTTGAGGGGTATCCATATGTGTTTTCCTTTAATTTTAAGGTTAATCTGTTCTTTGCCCTTGTTACTCCTACGTAATACGCCCTAAGCTCTGAGTTCATAAACGAAACCCACGTTCGGTACGTCTTGTAGGAGAAGTCTAGAGCCAATACAACGTGGGAGCTTTCGGCTCCCTTCGCCGCGTGAATTGTACTGAGTGTTATATTGGGTTCCTTTTCAAAGTTCTCCCTTGAGCTAAGAAGCCTACGAATGAACCCTGCCTCTTCCTGATTGGCGTAAACAACGAACCATGGAGAGCTAGGGCAATCCAGTGTAAGAAAGAAGTCCTTGTACAGTTCAAGCAGTCGTTTGGCCTTTTCGTACCCTTTTTCTCTCTTTCTTACTTGCTCGTACAGGGTTATGGCGCGAAGAGACTTAGGATTAACAGCGGGCTTTACCGCATTCCTTTCTACTTTGGAGTAATTAACTCCTATGAGACGCAACCACTTTTCAGCCCTGTTGAGCTCTGCATGGGTTCTTGCAAGAACCAATGTAGGAGTGTTAGGCTCAAAAGACACGTTAGCCCAATTGGTAGCCGAATCTAACACGCCCTCCTCATCCCGAGGATTGAATATCTTTTTGGAGCTTCCCGCTATCCTAGAAGATATCTCCATTGCAAAATGATGAACGGCTTTTGGAAGTCTGTGACTCTGGTCAAGAACCTTGTAGGACGGAACGTCAATGAACCGTTGAACGTCGGCTCCTGCCCATTCGTAGACCCCTTGGTCGTCGTCACCTGCGAGATAGATTTTGGACGCATTGCTGAACAGCTTTAGCATCACCTCCCATTGAAGCATGGTCAAGTCCTGCGCCTCGTCTATGAAAACCACGTCCACAGGCAACGGATCTTGAGTTAAGTAACTCTGATACAGTATGTCCGTGAAGTCCATCAATCCATTCTGCTTCTTGTAGCGCAGGTAGTTCTTTTCTACAAAACGCAGCAGTTGTGTATTTGAGTCCTTGATGAATACTTCAAACACATCAGGATTGGTAAGACGAAGTTGGCATGCCACAATGCAACGTGCAGTTTCTGAGTATGGAACCCCTGTTGCGTACAGGTCTGACATAACTATAGGCAAACCCAAAGCGTGGGCAAGTTCCCTATAATGCTCGTTTCCCATTACTTGATCCTTTGTGAGACCAAGCTGGTGATAACAAATGGAGTGCATGGTTTTAAAGTAAGGAACGTCCTCCTTCTTTAAGTTGAACCTTTTGAGTGCCCGATCTACGCCCTCGTACGCACCCTTCCTTGTGAAGGATACAAAGGCTATCCTTTCGGGAGGTGTGCGCTTGAGCTCTTCTTCTAGCGTATCGAGCAGGAAGGTTGTCTTGCCTGTTCCTGGAGGCCCAATGATCTTGTACAAGTTCATTAGAAATCTCCCTGTTCCTGTTCAAACTTTAGGGCTGGGACGGTTTCATCGTCTTCTACGTCTTCGCGTTGCAACGCCATGCGGCGCAGTTTTTCCGCCGCCGTAAGCGGACGGCCTCCCTGAGGGGACGCTGAAGGACGTTTTTCCTGCAAGGTAGGCGCAGGGGTAGCCGCCGGGGAAGTGCCCTCAAAATCGCAGGGAGCCTCCTCCAACGCTTGCTGGTGTATAGCCCAAACCCTAAACGCCTTCTTGGTGAGCGGGTTATAGAGCTTTGTGGCGTATGCCCCATAGTTTTTCAGTTGCTGATGCAGTCTGTTCGTCCCGCCTATCTTGTAGCGTTTGATGTACTCCAAGAACCCCATGAAATCAGTGGGACGGAAGCAGTAACCCAAGTCCTCATCGAAGTAAGCCTGACCCATTAAAACCTGACCCGGAGCCTGAGCAAGCTGGCGTTCCATGAGGAACTCCCTCAGATGTTGCTTAAGGATCTCGGTTTCGGACAACATTTCGTCCCCATTGTCTAGCTTCACTATTTCAATGTTGGAAAGGGCTTTGTTGAGGATTTCAATCCATATAGACTCCTTAAGCCGATTCGGGCATCTATGGAGGTACCTGACGCAGTAGTCTGCGAATCTGTCCTGCTTACGCAATTCAGCTTCAGAATAAAACGTCATGTCCTGCCCATTGATCTTCCATACGTAATACGGTGGATCCGATTCAACCTGACGCAAACCCTCAAATGAGAAGTCGCTCACGTAGGTTGAGCTTTTGCCGAACTTGCGTTTGGCGCAGACTGCCTTATTGCAGAAGTCAGCCAGCCAAGGTTCATCACACTGGTAACTGTAGTCGCCGTTGATGAAGGAATGAAGAACAGTGCGTTCCAACTCCAATTCATCCATAGGCGTAGCCAGTGAGTTGTTTACGGCCTTGAGCCGTTCCTCATAGTCATCAGGGTTCCTGCTCTTCAGATAGACGCAAGTGTTGAACAGAAACTTGTTTCGGTTATGGTTCTCTTCCGTCACCAGACCCGACAGGTAGAGCCGTTGAAGGCAAGGCGGAGCCTCTGCAAAGGGCATACGAGTAAGTGCGTCCTTGAGTGCGCCCACAGAAGTCCTTCGGCTCCATGCGAGCTCCATTGCCTCTTCAAACCCAAGGGGATTTCCCTCATCGTCGTAGGCGTAGCGTGTCGTGTTGTAGGCATCAAAGTACGGAAGGTTGATCCAGTTGCCTATGGCTTCCGTAGACGCTTGCTTTGGAAAGATCTCAGTATCCTTTGGGAGACCCAACAGAGATACAGTTCTTTCCAGTTGCTGTATTACAGCCCTTGCTTCTGTCTCCTTAGCGAAGAAAATAAAGGCATGCGCTCCTCCACTCTTGCTCTTGAACACCGTAAAGGGCAAGCTATACTTGGCAAAGAAGAAGCAAAACCGACGGGGATCCAAGGGGTATACGTCTATGTCGATAGCCGCGAACCATACCTTGTTGTCCCCCGTCAGCGGAACTATCCCAATGGACTTTGTTCCTTTGATATGCTCCTCGTAAACCTCGTCCGTGATTGCCGTCTTTTCAGTGTATGACGATCCCTTTCGCTTTTCACCTTCCACGTGTGGGGATTTGTCTGGCACGTGAACTCCGTAGCAAGAATCCCTTCCGGTGAAAAGCAGTTTGAATTGTGCCAGCGCGGACATAGAGCCTACCTAGGATTTTTGCAGTACGTATGGAAGTAGTCTTCCCACAAGCCGTTGAGATTGAGCCACGTGTAGAAGTTGGTTATCTGATTGACGATCCGTTCCTCAGCCGTTTCCAAGTCCAGCTTCATATTGATAGCCTTCAAGGACTTGATCTTCGTTGACCCCGTGTCTTCCCATACAGCCACGAGGAACTGGAAATAAGGTATCTCCCAGAACATGCCGTAGACCAGAGGTTGCCAAGACTCGGTATACTTACGTTCATCCTTGAAGTTGCCCGTGGTCTTTATATCGATGATCTTTCCGTACTGAAAATGATCCGAACCCTTGGGGAACAGAACGTCTGCTTTGCCAGCGGTCTTTACCTTGCCGTATCCCGGAACGTCATAAGTCCGTTCGCCCCATACTTGGAACTTGCCGTACATGCACCTGTCCACTACGATCTTGAACTCAGTGCTTCCCGGCAGTTCATGGTTCTTCCAGCCAAACTGCAAGCACCCTTCCACTCGCTTTTGAACCTGAGCTTCAAAATTGAGACCCTTGGTGATCTCGGGAGTGGGCTTGAAAGGAGCCCTTTTGATCGTGCTGACCAGCCCTTCATACGCTCTGACCTTCCAGCTTTCGGGGCATCCGATATAGAAGTCAAACGAGTTCAGCAAAGTCGGAGCTATTTTTAATGTTGCCATATGGAGTTCCTTTGAACAGGTATAAGTTTTCTTTGTGTAGCACCATAAGGTAGTACGGAGCCTTTTGCTCAAGTGCTTCCAGCATGAAAGCTACCTGACCCGGTTGCCAAGTGAAATTAAGAAGGACGTCAGTGAACTTCGCCTGACGACAAACCTTAGCTTCAATGAAGATGACGCGAGAGCCCTTGTAGGCAACTATGTCCGGGAACCCGTTCTGCAACGTGTTCTCTACTCGATAATAGTTCCATCCCTTGGGTTCCAGTTTACGCTTAACGTAATGGTACACCGCGTCCTCTTTGGCATCAGGCTTCCCTCTCCACGCCAATACTGCGGCATAGAGAGGGAAGTTGAACACCTTCATTTCAATGAAGGACACAGCCATACTCTAGAACGTAGCTCCGCCGGGGGTAACATCAATGGCTTCAGATGCGTCACACGCTTCCAGCGCAGTGAAGTCAAGCCGCTGTTCGGGAGTGGGCAACGCCTTACGTTCCTCAGTGACAAGCTGAAGCGTTTCCTTGCCGACGAACCCTGCGAACTCCACATGCAGACCAGCCCACGAGCCCTGATCGTTGCTCATGGGAACCGTGGTCAGCGTCCACTTCATGAAGTAGGGAAGAGCCTTGCGTCCGGTTCCCGGGATGAATGTGCTGGTCAGCAAGCGGTTCCACCTACGGGCTTCCTTCAGTTGCGTGGAGGACAAGCAGAGAAGGCAGATACCGTCTTCGATGTAGTCCGGGAACACGATGTAGTATGTGTACGTATCAACGAACTCGTTTCCTGTTCTGGAAATGAGCTTGTTCTTTTCGTTGCGGTGAAGCTCCCCAGTGGCCTCCATCTGAGCGACAATCTCAGGGGCATGCGCCTGAACGAAGCCGCCGCGATTGGGCTTCCATTCGATAAAGTAACGGTCGAACCGTCCCACCACAACGTCAACCGGGGGCTCAATGACCCTGTTGTTGATGTTGTTCAGGAACATGCCTTCTTCCGCGCCGGGGATATGGTTGGGATCAGTTCGCTTGCATTGCGGGGACAGGCTCTGCAGAATGCGAATGAACGGGAACGCAACAACGTCAGCGGAAAGGCTTTCAAAGCCTCCCAGTCCGTCGTCGAAGAGATGGGAATAGTCCTCAGCCTGATTCTGCATGGTTTCCTTGGTCATGATTGCGTCTCCTTGTTTAGCCTATGATGAACTTTTCATAGCCGGTTTTGTCGAAAGCACCGCCAGCCTGAACAGCAAGGTAGTGAGGCCCGAGTTGTGTAAGGTGGTCGACCACGTCCTGGAAGTATTGGCTATGCCCTTCTTCCTCGACAATGATCTTTTTCAGAAGCTGAGCCGACACGTGGTCAATCTCGCTCAGTTTCTGAATGTACTCGTTGTACTTGAATACCGTGTCCCGCTCGAGATCAGCGTCGGTTGCGAAAACAACCATAGGCTCCTGATTGGTGTCCACGTTCTGAGCCGGGGCAACGATAGGAATGCCGCCGAGTTCACGAATACGCTCGCTGAGCATCTCAGCATGGTGCATTTCCGAAATGGCGATTTTCTTTACGGCCTTGGCAAACGTAGGGAACATGAGGTTGTCAAGGGCATAGTGGTGTTGCATGTACTGACCGATGGCGACAAGCTCCATTGATCTGGCCAGATTCAGAATGTCTATAGATTCTTGAGGGTTCAAAGACATTGCTTACTCCTCTTCGTTTAGTAGGTTACGCAGTTCTTCTACGTATTCCAACAAGCGCATCACGTCGTCGCTGGCTATGGACAAGCCTCCGACAAACATGTCATAGTCCCCTACCCGCGACTGAATCTCTTCCATTTCCTCGTCCGTCATTACTTGCTCCTTTTGATTGTGGTATTGTAGTAGGTGAACGCGGATACGCACTTGGGAAGATCCTGCAGAGCAATATGGGAATCCCCGTCAAACGACGGGTTTTGCTCGTTAAGCAAACAAAGGTTCTTGATGTACGCCTTCAGGGTCATGGGATGAACGGTCTGCTTGATGTCCGGGTAAAGGTCGAGATTGTCCACCAACAGCTTCTTGATCTTGCGCAGGATGCTGGCATCCATCTTGCCGAGCTCCATTTGCGTCTTGAGGATGTTGGATTCACCCCGTTCGTCAAGGAACTTAGCAAACGCCTCCATGTCCGTAATGGTAGGCGACACGTCCATCTTGACCTGCACCTTCTCGCCAGAAGGAAGTTTGATCTCGGACAAGCCGTTCTGCATGAGCAGGTTGGGAATAAGCTCTTTGGAGGTCTTGTAGAACGCGGCCTTGGCTTGCGAAAGCTGTTCTTCCAAGGAGTCTACCGTATCCTTCTGGTTCTTGTACAGCTCCACCAACGCCTTGAGCTTGGCAAGAGAATCCTGCTCGGGAGCCTGATTAGATACCTCGTCCAGCGTTTCCATCAAATAATCAAAGTCACCCATGATGCGTCTCCTTAGCGGTTAGTTGTTTAAGAATCCGAAAACGATCTCGGTAACGTGCATTCCTTCTTCCGTTACCCAGATTCCACCCTGCTCGTCCCTCACTGCCAAGGGCATGACAACGAGGTTCTTGCGGTCAATCCTGACTACGGCATGGTACTTGCCCTCCTTTGTGATGCGCTTGCTTGCCGAAGCCGAAGGCGGGAATGCCTTGATGAGTTGCTTGCGACTGCCGTCATGGTACAGCTTGAGACCTTCCGAGGAAGGAACAGCCCAAACATCAATCTCGGCATACACCTTGTAAAGGGGATGCTCAGCGCACTGCTTCAGCACGAAGTCATGAAGTGAACCCTGCATGACGAAGACAGACTTCAAATAGTCCTCTTCCCACGCAACGGCGTAGTTGCCACAAAGGTAGGTTTCTTCAACCTGTGCTCCATTGGCGACGGCAGGAGTGGCGAAGAGTAGACCAGTCAACATGAGCGCGGGGATGTTCATATTAACTCCAGAATGTCGTTAAGGTTGCTGGACATGAAGAAGTCGTTAAGACTTCTCCCTTCCTTGTTGGACTGAAGAACCTTCTTCTCAAAGTTCACGTTGTACACAAGGTCGATATAGACCGCAGTCTTGTCGCTACCAATACGACTACTGCGTCCTTCCGCTTGCAGTCGGTTCTCGGTATTGTAATCACGAGAATACCAGATCTGCAATGCGGCTCCCTGAAGATTGAGGCCGTAGCCAGCAACTGCCGGATTACAAACGATGCACTGAACACTTCCTTCCTTGAACTGAGATACTACTTCCCTACGTTCATCGTCTGGTACCGCACCATACAACATGGCACAAGAGACGTGCTTGCTGAGAGCCTCATGAAGCATGACGATCTCCTTGGTGAACACCGCGAAGACAAGGAACTGAGCGTCCCCTATCTCGTCCAGCATCTCCATGATGTAGTCCAGCTTGGCATTCTTGCAATCAATAGCTACGCTCTTGTCTTCTTGACCGCCCTTGATGACCGGATTGAAAAAGCCGCCGCATATCTGCAAAGCCTTTGAACCTATTGAAACCTTGCTCTGAAGGGTCATCATGGTTCCTTGATACATCGCAACGGCAAACTCCTTGAGCTGCTCAAGGAGAGCCTTCTGGACAGGTTCCAGTTTGAATTCAACCGTCCGGTATGTCTTCGGCGGGAGCTTTACATCGTCGTTGGGATCGGTGAATACAGTGTAAGGTTCTACCCGCGCCTTCAATACGTCCACGTTCTTGTACGGCGTGTACTTCGGAGTCATGACGATAAACCGCACATCATCAGGCGCAAGGTTGAGCGTCTTAGCCAGAGAGAAGATATCATTCTGGCTCTTGTGGGAAGCTTCCCAAAGACGCTTGACGCGCTTCCAAAGGAACTCGTCAATCTCCTGGATCTTGGTCACCTTGCGTCCGCCCTTGATCTCAAACGTCTTTTGCATAAGAACGGTGTACTCGCTCTTAAACGACATGAAGGACTGGTTTATGATCTTTGGGCTCATGAAATAGAACAACGACCACACGTCCACCACGCGCTTGGCAAGCGCAGTGCCAGTAAGAATCAGGGCTGGCCCTCCACACCAGTTGCGAACCATGTAGAGCTTCTTCGTTCTCTTAGTAGTGGGCGTCTTAATACGAGTTGCCTCGTCCAGCACGATCATGGTGCGCCCTGAAACAATGAACTTGTCCAGAGCCCAATCCGCAGTATCGTGGGAAAAAGCGTCCACGTGTACAGCCAAAACCTTGAGTCCGTCAAACTGACTGCGCAAGAACCCAAGCAACTGCGCCTGATACGCCTTTGTCTTGGTAGAAAGGAACGCCATTGCGTTGTACGGAACAGGGCAATGCGTGGGCAACTGTTCGTCAACCCATTGCGTGTGAACCAGATTGGGAGCCACTACCAGCACCCGATCGATCTCACCTTTAAGGTGCTTGTGCGCCATGATGTCGATTGCGACCTTGGTCTTGCCTCGTCCCATTGTGAGGAACAACGCGCCGTTACGCAAGTCCTTCAGCTTGTCAAAAGCCTTCTGTTGGTATGGAAGGGGCTCAGTTAAGAACTGCATCAGCGTCTCCTGTTGTGATCCCAGCTTCGCGCTGAACAAAACGAACGACCTCACGGTGAGGAATCAAAGGCCGTCCTGCCTTGCGTATGCACTGGATATGCTTCTTGTGTTCAGGGTGATTTACAAGGTAAGAGATACGAGAAGCGTCCTTACCCACCAGACGCGCGAATTGCGTCACAGTGTAGTACGGAACGCCCTCAAGCATCAATGGCGAGTCTTTCATACAAGTGTCCCTCGTCTCTCATGTGAAGCGTTAAGGTTGTCTTGCTAATGTCAGGGCTACGAACGATGTAGCCGTCCTTGCAATAGTTGTGTATGTCGTACGTATCGCCTTCCTCCACCAGCCAAGGGCGGTCTTCGCCGTCAACGGAGATGCGGAACTCCTTGTCCATCAAGAAGCGCACAACGTGACGCTTATGAGGAGTATTCTGCTTCCTGCGCTCAATCTCCTTGCGCAGTGCAACGGAGGCCTCATTCAGTTGAACGTAGGCAGGATTCAACGCCATGCCCTTGCGACGCATGGCTATGAGAGAATGCTCTGCTCCACTCAAGAGCTTGTCAACCAAGAGTTCCAGTACGCCGTCCATACACTTTGCCTCGTTGTATAAAAGGTAAGACATTCCTACAGGTTGCGTGGGGAGTGCGCCGCCCGGCACTGTAGAGCGTTGTAGTTGCGTTGTAGTCCCGTTGTAGTGGCGTTGTATAAAAGTACCACGATTACGATCACTTACGGAACTGCGAAAACCGGATAGTTACGTCCTTATACATGCGTCCCGTGAGCGGATTGGTTTTGTCCTTGAGCATAACACAAGACGGGAACTTGTTGCGTAACAGCGCCGCCGCCTTAACCCGAAGGTCATCGTCACGGTAAAGGTTACAACCTGAGTTCGTACCCGCTCCAAGTTGATCGTCAGCCGTGAACAGGTTCAGCGTAGCCGTCCTGTAGCCAGCCTTCATCAGTTGGAGTTGCATGTGAAAGTCCTCAAGGATGTCCCCTTCCCATTCGTAACGGAAGCCTTCTCCCGACAGCGTGGGCAGGTGCAGGACTGGCGTCCACATGATGCGCTTGTTAATGCCCCACGTCTTTGTTTCAGTGTGGGCGAACATGCGATGACGCAAGCCTATCATGGGGAACTCCTGACTTACGTTGTCGAACACAGGTCTGAGCGCGTTGTCTATGCTGACGGGAGGGAGCTTTTCGAGCTTGTTGCCGTTGCGATAGGCAAACGCCAGATCGTCATCGAAGATGCCGAGCTTTTCAACGTCCCGAACGTAAGCCTCTTCCATGATGATGTCCCGAATGCGAGACACTTTGTTAGCGGTATGCAACATGAGCCTTACGTTGAACGCCTTGGTTACAGGCTTGTACGCTTCAGCTTCATCCTTGTGCACCCAAAGGGATACAGGGTAATGAGAATGCTGGAGCCACGTGAGCGTCAGTTGCCTGTTCAGCAGAACGTCTGCCCTTCCCCGGCTCAGTACGGCGAGTTCGTACTTCATATCGTCTCCTAGAACATTTGACTTTCAATGAAACTGCGTCGCATGGTGCATTCATAAGCCGTCTTGTCATGGCGGAAGCCTGTTACCCAATCAGCCTTGGCATGAGAAATGCGCTGGTTCCTTGCGCTGATGTCTTGACCGTCGATGGTAAGGACTTGCCCGTAAAACTCAGTCTTGAGCGCGGGCTTGCCGTCCCGTACTTCACTGAGAGCCATGCGTGTTTGCAACGGAATGCCGCTCACGGTAGCTAGCCAATGGACTCCAAGCTGTTCATTGTTGTCTCCCAACAAGTAAACTCCGAGCGTAATGCCAGCAATGAGCCCCGCCTTATCCCATTCACCGCCATTGGTGTAGCCTGTGACGAATGCGTCAATGTCCGTCTGGCTCGCCATGGACATGCTCCTCTTCAGCTTGATGGTGGAGTTCTTGTCACGGAAATTGCCAATAGCCGGAATGTAGAACGAACTCAGGTTCTTGAGAACTACGCCTTCCTCACCGTTGGCAACTAGTGATTCAAAGTAGGTCTTCTTGCCCCGCTCCCATTGCTTGGGAAGGCGTACGGAACGATCGAGCATGGGAATGCCTTGCATGAGCTCGAGCCTTTCCCTAAAGGGAATCTCCGTGATGATCTTCTCACGTTCAATGGGAAGGAAGTCAAACGCTACCAGCTCCATGGGAGCCGTAGGACGTTGCGCAAGGTGGCTGTCATGCACGTTAAGCTGAAGCATAGACGTTACAGCGTTCAAGCCCTTCCCAGTGAAGTTGCCGTCATTGAGCTCCACGAACCCGTCAGTGACCAGTTCGCAATCCAATATAAACTCTTCCTTCCAATGACCAGCGAACTCCTTGAGCGTGCTCAGCTTGCCGTTGAGCGGAACAAGGAGCTTTTCAGTGTACTCCACCGGAAGCAGGGTAACAGTCGAGCGATTACGCCCAAAGGCTGAAAAGCCCTCATCGGGATGGTAGACCAGAACCATACGGCAACCATCGAACTTCTCTTCGGCTACCCAACCATTACCGTCAGAAATGACAGCCTCCTGCTCGTCCTGCTTGAGCTGGTCATAACGGTAAGCCAACTGAACGTCATGCAACTGATCACGCATGACGCGACCGAAGGTGATCTCCCGCTGTTCACGATAGTGTTCAGCGATGACCTCCTCCAAATCTCTGTTCAGGATCTTGCCGTTCTTACCTGTCCCTTCATACGGAACACGCAAGCCGAGCTCTTCGATTCTGTTGCACAACTGCGTAAACGTAGCCATTAGAACCTCCAAGCACTCGGAATGTAAGGTTGCTCCAACGGAGAAAGGATGCGACTGAAGTTGCTCTTAATGCTCTTACCGTCATCCCGAACCCGGCAATACTTGTCATATTCGCAGAACAGATTCTGCATGTCATTGCCACGGAGTGGGAACTCCTTACCGTCTACAGTGAGGACAGGGAAGGACGGAATGCCGTTAATCGCAAGCCGCTTGAGCACGCTAGGCAGTTCAATCAGCTTAAGATGAGGATAAACCCGTCTCATCCCGCGCTGGCACACAATCCCCGGAACGATGAACTTCTCGTAGTCGAACATTAAGTGGTTGTAAGAGAAGTCCAAAGCGAACTGGTAAGCCAAGAAGTCCCCAAATCCCTCGTGACGGCGGAAGATTGCGTAGGTGTAACGCATGTCTGAAGAGTTGTAAGCCCTCTCCAGATCACCGCTGTCTTCCATGTGCTTCAGCGTCCTGAGGAACAGCTCCGTCCTTGTGGTGCAACCGAACGTCCACGGCGGAGTCATCATGTAAGCGTTGTTGTATACCGTAACCCCGCAAGCGCGACGTGCTTCAACGAAGCTCTCAATGGCAGGAAGCGCGTTGTACGCATCGTACTTGTATTCCGGAAGGGATTCCCATGTCTCAATGCTGTTGAACAACCTGAACAGGAACATGCCCATGCGATGAGCGCGAGGGAACTCAAAGCGATTAGCCCTGTCGTCAATGATGTTCTTCACCATGTACTGCGAAACACGATCAAGGATGCGGTAGGCGTTGGTGAACTTCCACTTGTCAAGGATAGGATCCTCGGACACCAGCGCAGTACCATTGACGCGTGCGAGGAACCGCTCTTGCCTACGAATAGCGAACCCGTAAAAGTCCACCAGTCGCTTGCTGGTAGGCAGATGCGGAGCCGCCGGAAGGTCGTTAGCCTTGAACCAATCCATGCTCAATCCTTTATGTTAAGCTCTTCGAACGCCTCGAAGAGGTTGGTGTACACCATGTCATCGGACATGGGATTCAACAAGGAGTAAACCCGCTTGTCATACTGGGACGCGTCCCAATCGGGATCACCAAAGAAGAACGAGCACTCCATGAAGCCAAGCGCGTCATCCGCCTTCGTAACGGCTGGATCCGGTGTCGCGGTGTACTTGTCAAAGATCGCACGCTGAATCCTGTCTTCGCACTGAAGATACTCATAAGCGCACTTGAACGCCTCCCGGTTGCCTTCCTCAGCGACGTCCATGTATACCTTGACAGCTCGTCTCACCGCCGTAACAATGTGGTTCTTAATGGGACGGATGATGTCCCCTGTGTACGCCTCCACCGCGTCATGCAACAGAACGGCTCTCAGGATGTCCGGAGCGGTGATACCTATGACATGCTTGGCATACGCCAGCGTAGCCAATGAATGCTGCCCCACACTATAATGGTAGGGGGTCGCGCCGTTGAAACGGCAAATGTGCGACAAGCTGTTAGCAATGTGCGCAAGGCTCAGGTTCGGTCCAAAGATCGCGTTCTCCGGATCATGGGTAGGCAAAGCCCAAAGATTGAAACGCTTGCGTTCAGTTGTGAAAACACCGGGATAACAAGGTTGCTGGCTCATTTGTGTCTCCTAATTGCGATTTCTAACAGCACCTGTTGCGAGATTTCAAGTGCCGCTGTCAGCATGACCTTCGCTCTGGAAGGGTTCAATGCCAACATGTTGATGAAATTGTGTCCAGTTTTGAATATGACACTTAGTCGTTTTGGGTCATAGTCAAAGTCCTCTGGACAGTTGTCCTTGGGGCAGTCTGGCGAGAAGCACGTGCGAGCGGGACACGTCACGTGAGGAAGCTCCAAGTATGCAAGGATCACGCTCACTGGCATGTTCGTGCTGAACAGCCAAAGGATCTTACGTGCTTGACCTGCTGTACGAGCCTTGGAAAGGCAGTTGGTCAGGTGGCCTTCTCGTATGCAAGCCTCCTGATACCGTCGCTTCTCAGCTCGCTTGGCGTCGCCTTCAACCTTCCCTACAAGACGAGCCATTCGTCTCTTGTCCTCTACTTCAAGGACTACGGTTCCGGCTTTTGCAGGTGTAGTTTTGCGCTTCACGGCCTTTCGGGAAATCATAAAATGCCTCCTCAACTGATCAGGGCTTCTGGATTTTGGCCTTTGTGTATAGTTTCACCCCTGCCGAGTTTTCGCAAAATTTCTAGGTAAGTTGTGCGATTTCAGTCGGTTACAACAAACATCCAATCCGCGACTGCTGTACTGCAAACGCAGTGGATTTTGTGCGGTTGCGCTGAATTGTAATTGCACCAAAAACGCACAAAAAGCAAGCATTTTCTTTCTCCTACAAGTTCAATGGGTTGCGCTGCGCAGGGATACCAATCCAGTTCTAGTCGGCTTCCCGTCAAAATTCCGATTTTGATTTGTTCAATGGTTTTGCACGCTTACTTGTTTTTTTCCGCCTTGGAAAAAAATCCGCCAAATCCGCGTACAGTCAATTATTCCAGTGGGTTGCAGGTTGGAAACAGAGGGTTACATGACACTTCCGCGTGCGTCCCTCTCTGTGAGTAATTTTCAGAATCTCCACGTGAAAAAAGGATCGGTATCGCATGCGCATGAAATCAAAATGCTGTGTGCGGCGGTATTATGCGACCCACTTGACTGACCCCCCTCGGAAAAAGTAAAAACTCTTATAAAATACTTGAAATCTTCAATGATTTCGAGGGGGTTACTGCTTTACGCTGATTTTACGGCTCCTCGGAAAAAAGGTGGTAAAGTACCCGTTTTTGAGAAGCCCTGACGGATTGAACTCACACAAGAGAAAGTTTCTATTCTGAAAAACAGTGGGGTTTTTGGTCAACTCGCCACGGTTCAGATAGATTAAGCTCTGGAAAATCCTAAAGCAAATCCGGTTCTTTCGGGATGAATCTTAAAAATCTGTCGGGGTGTTTAATCCATTGAACCCAAACCGCGAAGGGCGGAGCCATTGACCTTCCGCCGCCCACGTCACGCCCTGTCGTCTCCCTACCACTAAAAAGGGACGCTCCGGAAGCGGCTCCTGCCCCACGTCACGGGAGCGCGGGCGCAGTCGACTGCACCCCGCCGGGGGTCATGCGGAGCCACAAGGCGGAGCGGCCCTTGAAGGCCAGCCGGAACCGCTTCCGCAAGTCCTACGATTGAAACGAAAAGTTGAAGCCTGAAAACTTTTTGGAAAAAGTCCCAAAAATCCGAAAAAAAGTGCTTGCTTTCTGTCTCGGAATCCGGCATAGTGTCTTCAACGGGAGGGACGGTTCCACCACGGTGGAAAGGAAGGCCGCCCTCGTGTAGTTGCAGTATTGCGCCGGGGCGGAGGGCCTCCCTTCAAAACTACCTTTTAAGGAGACGCACATGAGCCAGCTTGTTGCCCCAGCTTCCCGTCGTTCTCGTCGTACCCCCGTTGAACCTGTAGCCGCTCAGGAGAGCCCCATGTCCCAGATCGTCGTTGAAGACCTGACCGCTGAATCCGTTGCCCCCGTCACCTCCGCTGAACCCGAAACGACTGCCCCGAAGCGTGAAGTTTCCGAAGCGGCGAAGGCCGCTCTGAAGGAATACCAGGAAGCTTCCAAGAAGGCGAAGGCGTTCCTCGCTGAAGTGATCCTTGGCAAGCATCCCCACCTCGTGCTCCCGAACGAAGTCCTGGAAGCGATTCGTGTTCTGGTTCCCATCCGCAATGCCAAGCAGGGCGGGCATGCTGCTCCCAGGAACGCCAAGCAACAGATTCTGGACAAGCTCCTCGATCTGTTCATGGCGAACGACGGCAAGGTCACTCTGATGCAGGTGTTCAAGGAGTTCCGCATGGGTGAAGGCGAAATGCGCGTCCGTATGCGCAACGCGATCCACGACCGCAAGCCTGAAGAGCGCATGTGGATCACCTATGACGCGGATACCGAGACCTACACCTTGGAAGAGGTTGGCGTGAATCCGCCCGCTGGATGGACTGGCACTCTTCCCAAGAACAAGTAAATCTCCTGTCTGATCCTACCTCCCTAAAAGCCCCATGTGTGCCTGCATGGGGCTTTTCTTATGTGTAAGGACGCAAACAGCGCAAACCGTTGGAATTGTACAAGTTACTCCAAATTGCGATTCTGAGCGTCTTTTGCAGGGCAACGTAAGCCCATGCCTACCCCTGCCCCGGTTTGCCCGCCCCGTGCCGCTCCCTGCCCCGGCAAAGGGCAAATTCCTGCCCCGTCCCGCCCTGCCCCGTCCCGCCCTGCCCCGGCAAAGGGCAAATTCCTGCCCCGTCCCGCCCTGCCCCCCAACAAAATGCTTGCTTTTCCGCTCGGAATGGTGCATAATGGTTTCTATGAAAGAACCCCGTGATCTTAATGCTCTCTTCTCTTGGCTCGAGAACCAGAGCAACTCATCTATAGCCGAGAACCTCTACAACCTATTGTATGAGGGCGGACTTACTAACGCTGAGAAGGAGTACGTCTATTCGATTGCTAATCGCAAGAGAGCGACGAACTCCACGCTCAGCGATGATGATATATTGACTGATGAGTTCCTTGAGATGTATGCTGAGTATCGTTCCCTTGGCTTGTCAAGCGAAGACGCTGCAGGACTCATTGGAATTTCTTCGGAGCGAATGAAGAGCCTGTTGCTTGGAGGGAGCATTCAGGACAGGCGTCGCCACGCTGAGCTTCTCAAGATTGAACGCAGGTCGGATCTTATCCTAAAGAAGACGTGCTTGTCCACGATCGTGAGAGCGACTGAAAACGGTAATACCAAGACAGCTATGATGTTGCTTGAACGCAAGTGGCCCTCCGAATGGAGCAGTAAGGACGCTGGAGTCCAGACCAACGTATTCGTGTCCACTGATGACTACGCTAAGAAGGCGCGTGCCGCGTCTGAACGCTTGAAGGAACTCAGGAGAATGCGCCGTGAGGAAAATTAACGATTTAATCGTTCATTGTGCTGCCACGTATGACACGATGGACATTGGCGTGAAGGAGATCCGTAAGGTTCACGTCGATGAAAACGGATGGAAGGACATTGGTTATCACTTCGTCATTCGTCGTGATGGAACCGTAGAGAAAGGCCGTGACGTGAGCGTTGTCGGAGCCCATGTGCTCAATCACAACGCTAATTCCATTGGTATCTGTTTGGCAGGTGGCCTGAGCAAGAAGGACGGCAAGACCGTTAACTGCGTGAACTACACTCCTGAACAGTACAAGTCGTTGTATACGCTTCTGCTTAAGCTGAAGTCCGAATATCCTCATGCAGGTCTGCATGGTCATCAGGATTACGCCAACAAGTTCTGTCCCGGATTCGATGTTCGTGAATGGTGGACAGGCTACACTGGAAAGAAATGGGAGGACGTATGAAGCCCTTGAGTACGGTCACACGATGGTTCTATTCGTTCGTGATGTTTTTCGCACTGATTGCCTTTAACGGCATGGCGTCGGGATGCACCAAGGACGAGGCGGCGTTGAACTCCTACAAAGTCCTTGAGTCCTCCAAGGTAACGTACTACGCGGTCATGCAGAGCGCAAGCGCGATGCACCAACGTGGATCCTTGTCGGACGATAAGTACGGAGAGCTCAAAGACGCGGCTCTCATTTACGTTGACTCATATTTGATTGCAGTTTCGGCACTTGCGACCTATGCTGAGCTCAACGAGGCTGACAAGGGCCTCAACAAGGGTGACAAGCGAGCCCTGCTGGAGGAGAAGGTTGATATTGTGACCAAAGGCTTCAACGAGTTCATCAGGAAGGCCATTCAGCTTGGGGTGGACGCGAAGGAGCTTAAGACGACCGCCATTGCCGACGGGAGCATGGTTCACAAGAACTTGAATGTACGGGCGGCTCCGTTCACTGATCACGTTACAAAGTCATGGATCAATCTTCCGGTAATGGGGGAACTAGCATGAGCAAGCTCGATAAGAATGCAGTACTTGAGATCCTGTTGCTGGCAATTCAGATTGGCGTTCCCGCCGTTAAGAAGCTGATCGAAGCGTGGGACAAAGACGAAATCACGCTCGAAGAAATTAAGGCGCTGGCCGATATAAAACGGCCAGCTGAGTTCTGAGACTTGGTGATGGAGATAAGTAATGAACGAACCTTTTTCCGCAGACTATATCTCCATCATCAAACGTCTTGTTCCCCTTATGCTCACGGGAGGAGTTATGGCGATCATTCTCCATTCCTCCGAGATAATGAACAAGCGTCCTTGGTTACGGGTCGTTAGTGAAGCAATCTCGATTTTCGCAATAGGTTCAGCCGCCGCGTTCGTTTCCGAATTGGCGATTCCGTACTTGCCTTACATTGACAATCTGCCTGAGACGCATCTGCTGGTGGCTGCAATGGCGGGAGTAAGCGGTCAGAAGACATTTGACTTCATCCAGAAGAAGGTCTTCAAGACATTGTATGGAATGGGCGAGGTGAAGGGGAGACACAGCAATGGAAGATAAATTACTGGAAGCTCTGAAGTGAGCGTGTCACATCACGAATATCCAAAAGATATGCGAGAACTGTTCAAACGAGGAGTTTGAGGCTTGTCAAGCCCAATGTGCCGCTGAGAACAAGATGAGCCCTTCCAGAGCGTATAACCGCAAGAAGGTTGAATGCAGATTAAGACTCGCGCTTGCCCATGTTGGATTGGATGTGCGCGATCTTTATAAATAGGCGCAAGCCACGCATCGCTCAGCGTCTCCAAGAGCGAGGTTCCCCTAGATCTATGTGTAAGTGAGGGAATCCATTTGCATGTAGGCGGGGCCTAGGGGAACCATTATGATTCACTCTCTGTTCGATTACTGTGATCGCGTTGCAGGCGAGGAGAAGCGAGCGTTTGTAGATCTGGAGTACGAGCATCGCTTATGCGAAGCACTAGAGATGTGCGTAATGGGTGAGCTTCCTAATGGGAAGAAGAACCTGATCATAAACGTCCCTCCTCGCTGTTTTAAGACGACGTTCACTTCGCAGGGCTTTGTTAGCTGGTGCCTCGCTGAGGTTGCACCTGATTGTGAGTTTATCCTCACTTCGGCAACGGCAGGACTGGCAACTGAGAACACAATGGCGGTTCATCGCATCTTGTCTAGCGAATGGCACAGAGCACAGTACCCAGAAACGATAATCTCCCGCGAGTCTCGAGAGTTGCAAAACTTCTTCAAGACGACAGCGGGAGGAGCCGTTTATGGCGTCGGCTTGGGAGGCACGATAACAGGGTTTGGTGCAGGTAAGGTTCGCAAGGGTTTTGGCGGAGCGATCATCATTGACGACCCGCTCAAGGCTGACGATGCTAAGTCCCGTGTTAGACGAGAGAATTGCATCTCATACTACCTGAATACGCTCAAGTCACGACGCAATAACGCCCATAACACGCCGTTCATTCTCATCATGCAACGATTGCACGTGGACGATCTGGCGGGATGGTTGCTTAAGAACGAGCCTGACGACTGGCATTTGATTTCGTTCCCCGCCCTTAATGACAATGAGGTGCTGAACCCTATCACGCTGTCCAAGGACGATCTGGATACGCTGAAGGTAGTTGCGCCAACGACGTTCTTTGCTCAGTACCAGCAGTCGCCTCTTATTCCGGGCGGTAACATCATCAAGCTTCCGTGGTGGAACTTTTATGATCCGGCACAGTATACGCCCAAAGGTCTTAGGTACATCACGGCAGACACGGCGTACAAAGAGCATGACGATAACGACCAGTCTGTTGTGCAGTGTTGGGAAGGAACGGAGAGCGGGCTTTACTTCCTTGATTCAGTGTACGGCAGGTGGGACTTCCCTAAGCTGTTACTCAATTCCAAGCTGTTCTATAACGTGATGGACAAGCCGAGGGAATTTTGGATAGAAGACAAGGCGAGTGGGACTCCGTTGGAGCAGACGCTGAGCGATACGGGATTGCCCGCCTTTGCATGGAATCCTAACAAGTTCTCATTCCCATCGGACAAGGTGGCAAGGATGCAAGAGGCCTCGTGGTTCGTCCATGGAGGCAAGGTGTTCCTCCCCTTGGGGAATGTTCCGGTGCGGATAGACAAGGATACGGTCGTGAATGTGACTCCAGGAGCCGCCGCTCTGATGGAAGAAGCCGCCGCGTTCGCTAGGGATATGTCACATGCGCATGACGACCATTGTGACGCGTTCACGATGGCTGTAAGTTTATACAAAGACGCTGGCGGAAATGTCAGTTTGTAGGTGGTAAGATGTCGCGATCTCGTTTGTCTTTGGGATTTTCCCGCCGTCCCCATAGAACCCGGACGAACAATACGCTCGTTACCGGGTCTAGCGGCGCAGGTACGACGAATGACAGGGGAGCGACTCAGGTCACTGGATTCACGTCTCTCTCCCCGTACTACAATAATAACTTTCTCGCTCGGTACCAGACGTATGTAAACCTTTATGAGACGTCATGGGAAGTGCGAAAGATCATTGACATTCCGGTGGACGACGCTATGCGAAAGCCCACCATTCGAGAAGGATTGGCTCCCGAAGACGAGCTGATGATTGCGAGGGCATGGGAAGACCTTGGTGTTGAACGTCAGTTGCGTCGTGCCATGAAGCAGGAACGCCTGCTTGGTGGTTCAGTCATCCTTGGTGTCATGCTGCTACAAGACGGAGAAAAGCTCAGCGAGCCCCTGAATCAGCAGAACCTGATGAAGGGAGACCTTAAAGCCCTCAACGTGATCGACCTTTCCAAGCTGTCCCGCTCTCGCGTCACTTGGGATCCGTTCCAGCCCGACTACGATAGGGTGGACAGCCTCAGCATTGATGGAATAGAGGTGGACGCCTCTCGAATGATCGTGCTTGACGGCAATGCACTCTTCGGAAGGAACAGCCAACGTCTCATGCAGAACTTCAGGTACAATCCTTTGGGGTTCGGAGAGAGTAAGATTGCCCCGCTCTATGACGTCCTTTGCAGGTCGTTGGGCACTCAGCAAGCGGCCTATCAGCTTGTGAACATGGCTTCAGCTATCATCCTTTCGGTTGAGAATCTGCGTAACATCAAAGCGTTGGATTCGGGTGCGGAAGGGAAACTGCAAGAAGTAGCTCGCCAGCTTTCGGTCTATAATGCCGCATTGGTGGACGGAAAGGATGTTAAGGTGGAGTCGCTCTCGGCTTCCTTTGGTTCTGTACCTGAGCTTCTCGTCACCTATACGCAGTTCCTTGCGGCGGCGTCTGACATACCGATTACTCGGTTCTTGGGTTCGTCGGCAGGTGGCCTGAATGCGACTGGTGAAGGCGACTCGCGTAACTATTATGATATGGTCGACTCGATCATAAACAACACGCGGAAACCCGCTGAACAACGTTGTTTGGATTGGATTGGCCCGAGTGTGTTTGGCTATGAAGAATGGAAGCTCAAGTCAGCTAATCTTGTTCTCTCGTATGAGCCCCTTTGGAACCTTGACGCGGTTCAGCAAGCGACTCGTGATGAGATTATTACTCGCGCTGTGGTCTCTATGTATCAGGCTGGATTTATTTCAGCCGAAACTGCAGTAAACGAGCTGAATGCTAGAGAGATCTATGAGACTAAGCTCAAGGCTGAAGAGGCGTTATTAGGCTCTGACCTTGATACTGGGGATTTGCTGGAGGGCAAGGATGCCTATTCAAGTCGCGGGTTCACCCCGGCGGGGACGACCCAACAGACCAATCCGAGCTAGTGGAGTAGGCGGCTCTGTACGGCAAGCTCGTCAGTTATACGCTGAGTTGCAGAAGCTCGTTGGGCCTATGGTTGATGATCTCATGAGCATGATTCCATGGCTTGAGTCAAGACCCGGCCCGGCGGCAGCCGCTTATGCGCTTCAAAGCAACAAAGAGAAATGGAGACGAGTCTTAGGGCCTTCCATACGAGGCATAGCCGGACGTTGGGTTCATGCTGTTTCAGAGCGTGACAGACTGAAGCTCCAAGCGAGCTTGGCTAAAGCTCTTGGGGTGCCCTTCGTTTCCATCTTTGACAATGACGCCATAAGGGAGACCGCTGAGCTCATGGGAGCTCAAGCTGTTCACCTCATCACCACCGTTCCTGAGCTCTATTACGATAAGATCCAGGAAGCCGTGATGAAGACATACCAGCAAGAGCGATTGCCTGAAGGCCGTGGTCTTATTGCTGAGATCCAAGAGCTTACGAAAATAACGTATGAGCGAGCCAAGCTGATAGCAGTAGACCAGACCAACAAAATGCACGGCATGGTCACTCAGACGCGCCAAACGTCAATCGGAATAGAAGAGTACTACTGGCAAACGGCAAGGGATCAGCGAGTCGTTGGCGACCCTACTGGTCTGTATCCGAAGCCGACCAAACTGCATGGAAATCATTACATTCGTCAGGGCAAGATTTTTCGTTGGGACGAGCCGCCAGACGATGGACATCCGGGCTGGCCTATCCGGTGCAGGTGCCATGCCAATCCCAAAATTGACTATAGCAAGTTGAAGCTGCAATAAATGAGGCTAACGCCATGCGGTATTCTAACAGATATAAGTTCCAGAACTGGAGAATCGACTCCGACGGCATGCTTAGGGTTACGGCCAGAGTTTTGGCTGATGGGGTATTTCCCTATCTTAAAGCCGAATCGCCTGATGATGCCAAGGAGAACGCTGAAGGGCTCGTGGGGCAGTACATCCCTGTAAAAGAGTTTACTGATGAAGCTCTCCAGTCATTGGAAGGCAAGCCTGTTATCGTCGAAGATCATGTGTGGAGAACACCTGAGAACACGACTAAAGACGGGCTTACCGTTGGTTCGGTAGCAGGGACTCCCCGAGTCGAAGGCGGCTACGTTGTCACTGACCTTCTCATCACCGACAAGGAAGCTATTGAGAAGATCAAGAGTGGCGATCTGGTTGAAATTTCGTCTGCCTACGACGGGGATTGTTATTCCAAGGAAGGGGTTTACAAGGGCAAGCCTTTTGGGGCGGTCCAGACCAATCTGAGGTTTAACCATGTTCTCTTGCTCCCTGAAGGTGCAGGTCGGTGCGGACCAAACGTCCGTATTGTTAATCATAAACAAACAAAGGAAAAGGGAATGAAAGTCCTTCAGAGACAGTACGGAAATCGTCGTGTCGACTACAAGTTCAATAACGAGGACGACGCGGCCGAAGCTGAAAAGATGGTTGAAGATCAGAAGACCTTCAACGCTGATGCGCTCGCGGAAGCGGTGGAAAAAGCCCAAAGCATCAAGGCTCAGTTGGACGACCTCCAGAGCCAGTACGATGCGGCAATGGCGACCATCGAGGAGCAGAAGGCCACTATCGACGACCTTATGAGCGCGGAAACCCAGGAAGCTATGGCGCAGGAAGCCGCCGCTCAGACTGAAGCCGAAGACGCCATTCTCGACGACGCTATCGAAAATGAAGTGATCGAAGAGAAGGAAAAGGAAGAAGTCAAGAACGAGTGCGCCAAGGCGAAGACCTTCGCCAACCGTCGCAAGATCATCGTTCAGAACGCCATGAGTGTCCCTGCCGAAGATCTCTCCAAGTGGACTCAGGACGCCATTGATGGAGCGTTCGAATCCCTTGCTCGCCAGGCTGAAATCCGGCAGAAGCGTGCCAATAAGCGTGTCATGGGCGGGGCTTCCGCTCAGATCAACAACAGCAAAGCGCAGGGCTCTCTGGACAGAATTCTCCGTCCCATGCGCCTCAACAATGCTCGTCGCAAGAGCGAGAAGGAGTAAGCAATGGTTTACACTCCTCAGAGGGGCTTCGCTCAGTTCCAGTATTTTGATCAGCAAGCGACTGCTCTCGCGGGCATGCTCGCCAACGCCTCGGACATCAATCTGGTTGACAGCGCGTTTGTCGGCCCTGTGGACGCCACTGTTGGTCTTACGGCTGGCATCGGCGTCATGGTGAACCCCACCGTTCGCAGCAACCGTCCCGGCCTCAACTATGACATCGTGATGCCTCCGGACAGCGCCGCTACCGACGAGTCCTTCGCGGGCATCGTGGTTCGCAACCAGTTCATGCGCACCAACTCCAACGGCGAAGCGTGCTACTTCTTTGAAGACATGGCGAACTACGCTCGTCATGACCGCGCCGGGGCTCGTATTTGGGTTCAGCTTGCGCAGGGTTCCACCGTGTTTGGTGGCCCGGTATACTGGATCGTTCGCGATACCAAAAATGCTGGCCTGAAAATTGGCGCGTTCTCTGCCGCTCCCATCACTGGCACGGCTACGCCTACCCCCGGCTCCCTGAACGGCGGCACCTTGTCTGTGAATGACGTTAAGGCCGTCACCAACGGTGGCTTTGACATCACTGTTGCCAGCACGCTCCACAAGGTTGCGGATCTGGACTTCAGCTCGGTCAATACCGTGAGCGACGTTGCTACCATTCTTCAGGCCGCTATCACCACGGCTTCTGTGCCTGTCACCGTCAAAGCGGTCGGCAACGGCGTTGTGCTTACCACGACCGCCACTGGCGCGTCTGCCATTATCACGTTCGCGTCTGCTCCTACGACTGCGGATACCACGGACACTTCGGCTATCCTTGGTCTCACTTCCGCCGCCGAGAT